CATATCAGGTTTGTCGGTCTGTACCCTTAAGTCTTTTTGGTCAGTACGCACTAAATTCTGTCCAGTAAAAGGTTTACTTCCGGGGTCGGGTGTAATTGGCCCTCTTCGTGTTGATCCGTCCTTCATTACCATTTCTACTTGAGTATAAGTATCTCCGGTAACTGGGTCCCTAAAGTACAATACAATACTTCTTTGAACATTGGGGTCTTCACCTCCATTCTTGAACGAGTCAAAGATTTCTTTAGCTCTGTCGGGGGTGATGCCCATTTGAGCAGCGCCTCTAAAATAATCATTTACGTCTTGAGGTCGTTCAAAGTCAAAGTTAGGACTAGTCAGTACTTGTTGCAGAAGACCTTCTTGAGTTTGTGCCTCTTGCTCACGCATAAGCTTCCGAATGTTACCAATTTGCTTGTCGGTGCCGCCTAAAGACGTAATGTCCTGAAGTAGTACTGAAGGATCGTCTCCTGATCTAGCCATTTGTGACGCTACGTCAACAGCACTAGCAAGCTCACCTTTTCTTTTGGTGTCCTTTAGTCTAGTAGCCGTAGCCGCAACTGCATTAGCGGCGTCTTGTTTGCCTATGGACCGAAGCTGTTGCGCTATGTTAAACAAAGCAACGTCGTTGTTGTTTTTCTGCGCTTCTTGAGCTTGAGCCATCAAACTATTAAACATATCTTCTTGTTTTTTAGTCTTGAAACGACTAGCTACACCGCCCAAAGCTTCACCAGCTTCGAACATTCCTTGCCTGAACCCCGGCCTTGCTAGGCTCTGAAGTACGGTATCTGAAATCCGTGCCATGTTAAACCCCTTAAATTATAAACTAAATAGTCCTTTAGCCCCGCCAGAAATCAAACCAGAGCCTGACTGTCCTAACAAGTCTGCTTGTCCAATAGCCGCAGCCAACAACGCATCAATACCGGCTGCATAACTTTCACCATAAGTTTGTGCCTGTTCAGACAACGCTTCTCTTTGTCGCTCTGCTGTTGTCATTCCCGGCTCTAGTGCAGCCAAAAGTTGACCTTGGGGTACGTAGGCTGTTTCTAGCAACTGCTGCCCCATCCTGAGTTGTCCTTCTCTTTCTGCTGCGGCAAACTCCATAGCTTTAAGGATGTCTGCTGATTCTTGCTCTTGAAGTGCTTTTTCAAAAGCTAGTTGTTCCGGAGTTCCACCAAACATAGACGTACGTGTTCCTAGCCTGCCTTGAGCCGCCAGTCGTTGTTCTAAGTTTTGTCTTTCTCTTTCTACTTCTGGATTACGCAACGCCCTTAAACGGTCTAAAACTGCTTGCTCTCTTGCAGCCATGCCGGTTCCTGATCCTGCTGCTGCTAACAGTGCTTTAGCATCAGATATAGCAGCGTCTTGAAGCATGTTTTCAGTAGCGCCTAAATCAAGGTCGTACTTCATTTGTCCGTCACCTTGCCGTATAACGTCAAACTCAGACCCTGTTGTCGAAGCGATGCTGTACGGCTGAAACTCCAACATGTCCTTTAGTGTTCCTGCTAAACCTGCTCCGGACTCACCGGTTTCTGGGTCAATGTACCCACCAGAAAAAAGACCAAAGGCCTTGTCTCCTGTTTCACCTAAACGGTCATAACCCGCTTTAACTAAAGCAGCCCCGGCTCCTATGCCTAAAACCTCTGCTAATACGTCTTCTATTGCCATTTTATAAACTCCTAAAGCAGCTTTCCTAACAAAGCCATAACGTTAATTTCTTGTAAAGACAAAGCAAAACCATTTATGTCAGCCTCAACACCAACCGACACACTTGACCCATAGCCTGTAGTATTAATATTTCTTTGGCTCGTCACTGTGTCACCCAACGTAAACTCAGCTGTTGTGTTGTATTCACTGCTGTTAAATTCACCAGCAACACCACCTCCAGACAGAGGAAGTCTTTCTGTTTTGTAGAAAGTACTAAAGTCATAAGCCCACTTGAGAAAAACATCAGAGGCATTGGAACTTACCACAGTTGGTTTAATTTTCTTAAGTAACTTAATTCTACCGGCGTCTCCAAAAGTTAAACCGGGACTGTAGTACTTAAATAAGTACTTTACGTTGTTGTCTTTGTATCCAGAGTATTCACTAATTCCGTTAGTTGTTCCAATGTACAAAGTCCCGCTGCTTAGGCGACCAAACGCAGTAAAACCAGTGTCAATCCAACGGGTCACACGATAAGCCCCGTTTTCTAGTTGCCCTTTTAAGTCAAAACAATAAATAACGTCTTGTCCTACAAAAGAAAGTAAATAAAAATTTTCTTCCGGACTGTACACAGACCTAAAAAAGGAAGTTTCGTTTTGTAAAGAAATTGTCAGGTCTGTTGTAATGTTAGAAGAAAGAGAAGTCAAAGGAGCCGACTTTTCTTGAATCGTTCTGCCTATGCTTCTTAAGCCTGTTTGGGACAAAAACAAAATGTCTGTTCCCGTGTTTTGCACAGTGTCCCTGTCGACACAACCAATGCCGGTAATAGTGTCTGCTAAAGACATGTCAGCAGGGGACTCTGCCTTTTCATATATAACAATACTACGTTTTCCAAAGATCACTAAAAGACCGTTATGGGCGGCTAATGCTACGATTTCGTCGTGACCGTCAGGCCATACTTTAGAAATATCTATAGACCCTGAACTGCCTCCGGACCAGTCATGTCCTATCAATAGGTCAGACCAGTAAACTGTCGACTTGTCAGAACTAAAGTCAGCAGTCCACAGACGACCATAACCAGCGATTACTTCGTTACCGTACATGGTACTAGCAACACCAGCAGCGCCAGAGACTGTGCTTAGTTTTTGTACAGATCCGCCGTTAGCGTACACTAAAGGTTCGTGCGCTCTTTGAAAAAAATATATTTTGTCATTAAAGTTCACCATCTTCCAGTTGTCTGCGTTGATGGTGTAACTGCCGGGAGTTTCGTCTGCTAGAGTAGTTGTCCCGCTAAGTATTTTGTTGTTGCCTACAGAAAAAACTTTTGTGTTTCCTGCGTCGTCTGCAAACTCTTTTATACCACGTATAGCTGCGGTTCCTAATTGAGTTTTGTTTGTGGTCAGTACGTTATGTCCTTTACGGGCCGCAATACGACCACGCTTGTCAATGACTGCGTTGTCTGCTATTTCAGCAAACGACGGGTCTTGTGCAATAGGAGAGTCTTCGGTGTTTATGCCTTTAAAACCCGGAGCCACAAGATTAATACTTTTGAGTTCGCTTGCCATAAGTTATACCGTCTGGAATACCATTTCTTCGGGGTGTTTTGCTGCGTCTATAGATATAGCGTCTGCTAACATTTTGTTGGCTATTTCAAAGTACTCCGCCACAGACGTGCCTCCAGTTTCTCCACGTTCTCTGGCTAACAAAGCGACAGCCATGTGTATAACTGGTTGTGAAGGCACGAGAAGCGTGTCGTCGTTGACTGCTAAAGCGGCTTGACGCTTAATAACGTCAAAACGCAAGGTGTACACTCCGTCTGGTGTAGGGCCTACGAGAACCTGAGTGTCACCATTGGTGTCAAGTCCGTTAAAAGTGTAGTACTTAGGTGCTCCTTCAACAGCGTTAGATATGTACAAAGCTTCGTTAAACCAGTCCTTTGTCTGATAGTCCATGAAACAATTCTGAGTGTCGTTTATCACAGACACGACTTTAACACTGTCTCCTCCTCCTGTTAAAGAGTAAGTGTTGTCTGAGGCAGTTGTAGTAATGCTAATCGTTTCTCTTAACGCAGACCAGTCAGCAGCTTCTTCTACCATGTGTTTGGCGTCGTTGATAAAGTCGCTAACCATTGTCGAATAAGTTGTTTCGCTAACGGACGTAACAGACTCTTCTCTCATCCTACGCAATACATTATTCATTATATTTAAATAAGTCATTTATAAGTCCTTTATTCTTACGAAAACAAACTTTTTTTCTTGCTGCTGTTGCGTAATTCCTGTCCAATAAAATCATTAAGAACTGTTATGGCTTTTACTGGAGAGGTGTACTGTACGCCGACAAACGGTTGACGTTGGTAAGACGGGCGAGGTGCAAACATGCCGTCACCAATACCACCACCGCCTCCACCGCCTCCTCCAGTTGGTATCTCAGGCCCTGTAGAACACTCCTCTGGATTAGCTGCTGCATATTCGGCACAAGTACAGTCGGTGCAGTCGTCAGGACCATAGACACAAGGACCATCTT